CCGGTGAAGTGCGCTTCCTGCTGGGATCGACGCCCAAGATGGGCGCCGGTACCAACGTGCAAAAGCGCCTGGTAGGACTGCATCACATCGACGCGCCGTGGCGCCCGTCTGATCTGGAGCAGCGCGAGGGCCGCATCATCCGGCGCGGCAATGAACTGTACGCCCGCGACCCGGACAACTTCGAGGTGTTCATCGGGCGTTACGCAACCGAGCAAACCTACGACACCCGCCGCTGGCAAATTCTGGAACACAAGGCTCGCGGCATTGAACAGTTGCGCAACTACGACGGCACGATCAACGAGATCGACGACATCGAGGGCGAAGCCGCCAACTCTGCCGACATGAAGGCTGCTGCTTCCGGCGATCCGATGATTCTGGAGGAAACCAAGCTGCGCAATGACGTGCGCCGCCTGGAGCAGTTGCAGGCTGGCCACGCCGATGAAGTGTTGTCGATGACGCGCAAGGCCCGCGATGCACAGGAGTACGCCGACACACACGGGCCGGTTGCCGTGCGCGAGATCAAGGAGATTTTGAGCATCACGGCCAAGCATCCAGTGGATAAGGAAGGGTTCGCGCCTGTTACCGTGCAGGGCGGCAAGCCGCTGTCCGACAAGGAAGCCGCCCACAAGGCGCTGGCATCCGTGTTCGAGAACGTGCGCAGCCACATGATCGACACCGCTTCGGTGCAGTACCGTGGCCTGTCCTTCAAGCTGGAGCACTTCGCCGGTAATGTCATCCTGCGCACCCCCACCGGCAACGGCGGGGCGTGGAGCGCGACTGATCCGTTCTCGCCGTCTGGCATGGTGCAGCGCCTCAAGAATTACATCGACCGGCTACCGGCGATGCAGGACGAGACGCAGGCACGCATCGAGAAGTCGAAGAAGGATGCCGAGTCCATGCGCGAACTGGTCAAGCAGCCGTTCCCGCAAGCCAAGGACTTGGACGCTGCACGCGAGGCGCACAAGAAGGTTCAGCGTGCGCTGATGGCCAAGGGGCCGGAAGTGCCAGAAAACCAGAAGGCCGCCGTGGCGTCTGGCATGGAACAGCAGAAAGCGAAGCTGCGCGAACTGGGATTTGGTGATGCGCTGGACGAGTTTTTCAGCAACGACACCGGGCCGACTGTGCTGGCCACGACCAACGAGAGCCAGCCGTTGCCGGAAGGCGAGTGGCTGTCAGAGGCACAGTTTGCGCAGGTAATTGAAGAACGAATTGGAAAGTTTGGCCATCAGCCGCCCGTTCTCATTCGGGACAGCGTAATCGACTTGCCCCACATGCGTAATGCAAGTGCAGGGGGAACTGCCGGTGCCACCACTGGCGGGAAAATCTACCTGTTCCGTGACGCCAACGCGACCACTGCCGATGTTGTTCAAACCTTGTGGCATGAGCTTGTCCATTACGGCCTCCGTCGCTTCCTGACAAAAGAGCAGTATATCGCTCAGATGCAAAAGCTGTACGACCGTGATCCGTGGGTCAAGGCAAAGGCAGACGCATGGCTGGCCACCGATGGCGACGACGTGAAGCAAGCCCGCAAGGCTGGCGAAGCCTACGCCCGTGCTCGTGGCGTTGATGAGGCGCTGGCAGAACTGGCAGAAACCAGCGAAGGCGAGTACCGCAACAACACGCTCAAGGCCAAGGCTATCCGGCAGGCCGCCCGCTGGATTGCTGCCGTGGCCGAACGCTTCGGGTTCCATGAGTTCGCCGCCAAGTACCGCGCCGTCACCAACGATGAGGCCCGCGCCCTGGTGCGCAGCATGTTCCAGAAACTGCGCGACGATGCGCCGGCCACCACCAGTGACTGGGCTTTCACCGCCGATCCGGCTTTCATGGTGCGCCGCATCCAGAACAACCTGATCCAGTTCTTCGGCAACCGGAAGGAGACGCTCAAGACATTCGGCAAGTACGACAAGACCCTATCGACCCAGTACCACAAGGCGCTGAAAGACAAGCACTACGGCAAGGTGTTCGCCTATGTGAATGCCATGCAGAACGAGGTTTCGCTGACCTCGATCCGGCCTGCCGAGTTGGCACCCGGCGTGCTGCCGCGAGTCGATGACGTGAAATCCGCACTGCGCGGCATCGTCAAGGGCAAGCACGCTGACAAGAATCTGACGCAGGCCGCCGATGCCGTATTTGCCGGAACACTGGCTGGAAGCAATGTCATGGCCGGGAAGGTGTGGAGTGACGACGAATTGCACAGCAAGTTCGGCATGAACGACACGGGCATTGCTTTGTACCGCCAGACCCGCGCTGCCATTGACGCCAGCCTGGATGAAGTAGCAGCCGCCGAATCCTACGCCATGGCGCAGGGCATCGTGCCCAAGTCAATGCGCCGGCAGATCATCGACAACCCGCGACTGGCCGAAGGCCTGATCGTTGGCGAACTGGAGAACCAGATCAAGCTGCTGAATGTGGCGATCCGCAATGCCAAGCGCCAAGGCAATGAACAGCAGCAGTCAGAGTACGAAGCCATGCGCGGCCAGTATTCCGACACCAAGCGCAAGGTGGAAAAGATTTTCGTGACCGCCAAGAACCTCAAACTGGCCGGGTATGCCCCGCTGATGCGCTTTGGCAAATGGACGGTGACAGTGCAGAGCATCGACCCAACCACTGGCAATGTGCTGCGTGACGATGAAGGCAAGCCGCTGACCGAATACTTCGGCAAGTTCGAGACGGAGGGCGAGGCTATCTCTGTGCGGCACCAGATGGAAGCACGGTACAAGGATCATGACGACATTCGGGTGAAGGCTGGCGTGGATAGTCAGGCCGCGCATGAGCTGTACGCCGGCATCTCGCCGGAAACCATCGCCCTGTTCGGTGAAGCCGTCGGCGCCAATGAAGTCACCCAGAAGTATTACCAGATGGCCCTGTCCGAACGCAGCGCCTTGAAGCGCCGCCTCGAACGGAAGGGCACGGCTGGCTACAGCGATGATCTGCCCCGCGTGCTGTCGAACTTCATCACTAGCAATGGCCGCTTTACCGCCCAGCGTTACTACCTGCGCGACCTGAACAACGCCATCAAGTACATCCCGCAGGAAAAGGGCGATGTGAAGGACGAGGCCATGCGCCTCAAGCAGTTCGTGCTGAACCCGAACGACCCAGCCGCCCCGGTATCGTCGGTCATGTTCGCGTGGTTCCTTGGCGGCTCCGTGGCTGCTGCGCTGGTGAACATGACGCAGCCGGTGATGATGACCGGCCCGTACCTGTCGCAGCACGGCGTGGCCACCGCCAGCAAGGCGCTGGCCAAGGCCATTCCCTACGCCATGGGCAAGAAGGAGATCACCGACGCCGAACTCAAGTCGGCACTCAAGCGTGCCAGTCAGGAGGGAATCGTCGATGCGCAGGAGATTTTCCACCTCTACAGCGTAGGGGCGCAGGGCGTGGCGTCTGGCCTGGTCAATTCGCTGGCACGGTTGCCCGGTGTTGGCGGGGCGATCAAGGCCGGTAGCGAGGATGCACGGGCACGCATCAATGCTTTCCTGACGCTGTGGGGTTCCATGTTCTCGCTGGCCGAGGGCTTCAACCGCAAGCTGACATTCCTTGCGGCATGGGACGTGGCCAAGGCCAACAAGGAGGCCAACCCCTACGCCTTCGCCGTGCGGGCAGTCAATGAAACGCAGGGCATCTACAACAAGGTGAATCGCCCCAACTGGGCGCGCAACGCAGCGGGCCGTGTGATTCTGACCTTCAAGCAGTTCAGCCTGATGTACATCGAACTGCTGTCGCGCATGTGGAATCGGGGCGGGCCGGAAGGCAAGCGGGCCGCGCTCATCATGCTGGCGATGCTGATGCTGGCATCCGGCGAGGAAGGCTTGCCGTTCGCGCAGGATCTGGACGACCTGATCGACACCATCGGCCAGATGTTCGGACTCGATACCAACATGCGCCGCAACAAGCGCCGTCTGGCCCACGAGATTCTTGGCAAGGCCTTGGGCGACCTGTTCCTGTATGGCGTGTCGGCTCAACTGCCGATTGACCTGTCAGGGCGCCTTGGTCTGGGCAACCTGATCCCAGGCACTGGCGTTCTCAAGCCGTCGGATGAGCAGATGCGCGGGCGCAACGTGGCTGAAATCTTCGGCCCGACTGCTGGCATGGCTACCCAGATCGGCGATGCCTACGACGCAGCGACCGAGGGCAACGCCGGCAAGGCGCTACAGAATCTGGCGCCGAAGGCGATCAAGGACGTGATGGCTGCCGGAGAGATGGCGAAGAAGGGTTACGCGACCGATGCCAAGGGGCGCAAGGTGGTGGATGTTGGGCTGGGGGATGCCGTGGCCAAGGGGATCGGATTCAACCCGACCACGGTTGCCCAGACGCACCGCAAGACCATGCCGATTCAGCAGGACATTGCCTTGCAGAAGCGCACCGAGTCGGCCATCGTGTATCAGTGGGCCAGGGGTGTTGCCGACGGCGACGATGCCATGGTCAATGAGGCCATGAAGCGCCGAGACAAGTGGAACGAGTCGAACCCAAGGACGCCCATCGCCATCAGGAGCACGCAGATCCGTGACCGGGTGCGGCAGATGGCGACGGAGAAGGATGCCCGGTTACTCGGACAGACCCCCAAGGAGATGCGCGGAACGGTGGGACTCGACCTCGCCGACTAAGGACAGGACGCCGGCCAGGCTGGCGTCCGTCTGCCGCTTCACGGCGGCAAGGTGAGTGAGCAGGTAGTGGTTCAGTTCGCGCAGGCGGTTCAGTTCATCAATGGCCGCCTGTGTGACTGCGGTATCCTCTGCATTGTTCAGGACGTGCTCAAGATTGCTGGTTGAAACTGGATGCATGCTGTTTCCCTTGTGGTTGTTGAATGGGAAACCACGATATGCCGCCGTTATGCTGCGCTGCAATTTGGCTGTCCTTCTGCTATCGTGTTCGCTTTCGCCGACGATTACGGCAAACCCCGAGATTTTCTGGCATGGTATTTTTCATGGTATCGTCAAATGATGCACCGCACAAAAACAAATAGAATCAACGGCTTGCAAAGCCTGTTAATAATCGAGTGGGAATGATTTAATGTCTCGTACCGTCTGGCACCAGACGGCATAAAACCACCGTAAGCCCGCGTCACTGCGGGCTTTTTTGTTGTTTGTGTCTGGTATTGCCATGCACCACAAAGCATCCGCAAGGAGTTATTCGGCGTGGTACTTCCAATGGTATTATTTTCAGGCGCCCGGAAATTCAGGCCGATACCATCCATTGATGATGTGGGTTTGCATGGTATCGAAACCGTGAAAGTCTAGGCGTGGTGCGGTTTTGCGGCGTTTTTTATGGTTCATTGAATCATGGTATCGCCAACCACCGCCAATACCATGACCGAACGAACGAACGAACGAACGAAGGAGCGTGCCATGCTTACGGATACCAAGCTGCGCAACCTCAAGGCGCAGGACAAGATGTACAAGGTGGCCGACAGAGACGGCCTCTATGTGGCCGTCACCAAAGCGGGCGGCATCTCATTCCGCTACAACTACTCGCTCAACGGCAGGCAGGAAACGGTGACGTTCGGCCAGTACGGCGTGGGCGGGATCACGCTGGCCGAAGCACGGGAACGGCTGGTCGAAGCCAAGAAGATGATTGCCGCTGGCAAGTCGCCCGCCCGTGAGAAGGCCAGAAGCAAGAACCGGGAGAAGGACGCCAAGACGTTCGACGACTGGGCGCAGGGCTGGCTGCGCGGGTACGAGATGGCTGAATCCACCCGTGACATGCGCCGCGCAACCTACGAGCGAGAACTGAAACCGGCCTTCGGCAACAAGCTGATGACCGAGATCAGCCACGACGACTTGCGCGATCTGGCCGACAAGATCGTGGCCAGGGGGGCGCCGGCCACGGCGGTGCATTGCCGGGAAGTGGTGATGCAGATCTACCGCTGGGCGAACGAACGCGGGCAGCGCCTGGAGAACCCTGCTGACATGGTGAGGCCGACGGCGATTGCCAGGTTCGCGCCGCGTGAGCGTGCCCTGTCGCCTGACGAGATCGGCCTGATGTACGAGTATCTGGACAAGGTATCGGCAGGCCCGCAGTTCAAGGTGGCGTGCAAGCTGTTGCTGCTGACGATGGTGCGCAAGGGCGAACTGACCGATGCCAAGTGGAGCGAGATCAGTTTCACGGATGCCCTATGGACGATCCCGAAGGAGAGGATGAAGCGCCGCAATCCGCATCTGGTGTTCCTGTCACGGCAGGCGCTGGACATCTTCATTGCGCTCAAGACCTTTGCCGGTGGATCTGAATGGGTGTTGCCGTCGCGCTACGATGCTGACGCGCCGATGAGCAACGCCACGCTGAATCGTGTGCTGGAACTGGTCTATACGATGGCGCAGAAGGACGGCAAGGAACTTGGCAAGTTCGGGCCGCACGACTTGCGCCGCACGGCCAGCACCTTGCTGCACGAGGCCGGGTACAACACGGATTGGATCGAGAAATGCCTTGCCCACGAACAGAAGGGGGTACGGGCGGTGTACAACAAGGCCGAGTACCGGGAGCAGCGCACGGCCATGTTGCAGGATTGGGCAGACATGATCGACAAATGGGCGATCAGGAAACAATGACCGTCTGGCCGGGGCGTGCCGCCTGTGCGCCCGATGCCTTGCGGCTCTCGATCCAGTTGGTGACTTCGGCCAAGTCCCAGGCGACATTGCGGCTTGTGAGGGCAATGCGCTTGGGGAAGTCACCGCGCTTTTCCATGTTGTAGATGGCCTTCTCCGACAACGGGATCATGCCCAGCAGTGTTTTCTTGTTGATGAGTTGCATGATCGCCTCGCCTAAAAAGGTATCTCGTCCCACTTCCACTCGGGGCAGCCTTGCGCCTTGACCTCGGGCGGCGGTTCCACACCACCGGCACGCTTGCAGCCACGCCCGTCGAAGGCATCGCATGACCCGCATCCGGTGTTGATGGATTCGAGAAAACTGATTTCCATGCGCAGCACTTCGATGCGCTTGGCGATTTCTTTCTTTGTGGTGTAAAGGGCTTCGCTCAAAATGCCACCTCGTCACGGTCTGCGACACTCGACACGTCCATGCGACGGCGGCCCATATCGACGGACTGCACGCGCCAATACTTGCCGTCCAGCTTGACGGTTATGGTGTCAGGGGAAGGGATGCGGTTCTCGCGCACCATGGCGAGGGCTTCCTCGACATGGTTTGGGCAGACGCAGCCGCGCTGCCAGAACCACGAAACGGCGTGCTTCTTGACGTAGGCACGGTCGTCCTCGATGGGCAGCCACTCGTTGAAGGTGGAGGGGCCGCACCAGTACGTCACCTTGATCGAATCGGGCTTGCCAATCTTCGAGTACCGTTCGTACTCGACACGATCCACGGTATAGGTGCGCGGTTTCTCCAGCGCAGCAACCACCACGGCATCAGCGGCTTCGGTGCCGTGCTTGGCCGACTCGTTCTCCGGGAACAGGTTGCCGCACTCCGGGCACTCGCGCACACCAGCATGCACCAGCGCCTGACAGTTCGGGCATTCCTTGACCGGTGCCACGCTGACGCCTTCGCCTTTCTCTGCCTTGCGCTTGACCTTGATCTGGTCGATGGGGCCGTGGCGCTCGACGTTACCGGCGAAGTCCAGAATCAGCGTGTTCTCCTTGCTCGGGTGCTTGCGCAGGCCGCGCCCCATGATCTGCACGTACAGGCCGGTGGATTTCGTCGGGCGCAGCATCACGATGCAGTCGATGTGCGGGGCATCGAATCCAGTGGTGAGCAGCATGGCGTTGAACAGGATGCGCGTGCGCCCTTCCTTGAAGGCGTTGATCTTGGCATCACGTTCGCCGGGTGCCATGTCGCCGGTTACGTAGTCTGCTGTCCAACCACGGGCACGGCTGGCCTCGGCGCAGTGGGCGGCGTGCTCCACGCCAGCGCAGAAGCCAAGGATGTGATTGCGGTCGTGGGCGTAGCGTCCCACTTCATCCAGGGCGCCTTGGATCAGGTATTCATTGTCCATGGCCTGCTGCAACTCGTTGGCCACGAACTCGCCGCCTCGGGTATGCACGTCGGACAAATCGGCCTTGGTGGCGCCGTTGCGTGCGACCAGCGGGCAGAGCCAGCCGTCTTTGATGAGATCGCCAACACCAGCCTCGTAGGCAATGTCGGTGAATACCCGGCGCTCGCCTTCAATCAGGATGCCGGAGTCCATGCGGTACGGCGTGGCCGTCAGGCCGATGACCTTGAGATACGGGTTGTACTGACGCAGGCCAGTGAGGAATCGCCCGTACATGGTGTCGCTGTTCTTCGACAGCAAGTGGGCCTCGTCGATGATGACCAGATCGGTGCCGCCGAATTTGGCAGGCATCTTGTGAATGGACTGGATGCCGGCCACGGTGATCTGGTGCTTGACCTTCTTGCCCAGGCCTGCCGACCAGATGCCGATGGGGGCTTCCGGCCAGTAGCGGATGATGGCTTGGGCGTCTTGGGCGATCAGTTCCTTGACGTGGGTAAGGACGATGATTCGCGTCGACGGGTAAGCGTCGATGGCGCCATGAATGAAAGCGGCCAGGGTAAGGCTCTTGCCGGCGCCAGTAGGCAGCACGATCAGGGGATTACCATCACGCTCGCGGAAGTAGGCATACAGCGCGTCGATGCTGGCCTGTTGGTAGGGGCGAAGTACCGGCGTCATTTTTCAATTCTCAGTGTGTGGTTGAGCATTTCTCAACTCTCCGGGCAAAAGTTTGGATTGGCGTAGCTGGAGAATTCCTTGTGGTGCATTTCCCTGCCGTTGATCGCCGCTTCCTTGGCGGCGTTGAGGCTTGAGAACAGGCCAAGGTGAATCTTCCTGCCATTGACTCTGACGTGCGCCTGCCATTTCTCCAGCTTCTTGTTCCATGTCACGCCAAGCACGCCACTGGTGTTGCTCGACGGCAGAGCGGAGCGGTTCATGCCGTTCTCTGAAACGGATGCGATGCGCAGGTTTTCCAGCCGGTTGTCTGACTTGTTGCCGTTCTTGTGGTCGATCAGCAAGTCGGTGTCGAAGTCACCATTTGCGATCAGCCAGACAATGCGATGCACGGCAAGCCGTCGCCCCACAAGATGCACGTACATGTAGCCGCTGGCGTCATGTGTTCCGGCGTTTGTTCCAGCCTTTTGCTTGTTGGTGTTCGCCCACGACTGCGCCGATTGGAAGTGGTGACGTGGCCTGTGCAGCCAGCGCAGTTGTCCGGTGTTCTCGTCGTAGTCAAAGCACTCGCGCAAGAAGTCGATGCTTGGATACTCAACGGCTTTCTTACCCATCTATCTTCGCTCCGAACTGGGTACGGAATTCCTCAATTCCCTGGTCGCAAATAGCCCGGTGATCCTTGGCCGCGCTGATCTCCTTGCTGGCATAAATGAACTGCTGCAAGGGCAAGTCGGCGGGCAACGGCGTGGCTTCGTCGGTGACGATGAACTGCTTGGCCGGGTCGTCCTTGCGCTGAAACATGATCCAGCCGTCGCCCGCGTCGATGGCGGTGGCGTAGGTGACGAGGAACGGCAGGGGCAGATGGTGGCCACAACCGGCCCGCTGGGCATGCACTGGGATTTCCGGGCCGTGCTTGGCGCATGACCAGCGCCCGTCGCCTTCGCGCTCCGGGGTTGCATGCACGCACGTCCTGCACGACAGGGCAGGTGTCCGGTTGCCATGGCACACGGCATTGTGCGAACACCAGTTGCAGATGTAGAACTTCGGGTCGTCGCTGATCTTGGGCGGCGGCTCGGTGGCGAAGATGATGCTCTCGGCCTTGGCAAGAATTTTCTCGTACTCGACCTGATCGAACTCGATGCGCTCGGAGTAAAGCTCGTCGGTGTCCTTGTTCACGGCCAGGTACAGTGCGCGATCCATGCCCGACTTGCCCATGTACCACATCATCTGGTCGTAGTGCTCGGGCTTGGCCTTCTTCACGCCGTCTTTCTTGAGCGTGGCGAATGACTTGGCCGAATGGGTCTTGAATTCGAGGACGTGCCACTTGACCCCGCCCGTCGGGATGCCCTTGGCGCAGCCGTCCATGTGCCCGCGCATGTGCCCGCCGAAGTGGGCAAACCCGAATTGCTTGCCGGTGGCTGGATCGACATCATGCACGGTGGCGCCGATGGCGCGAAGATCGGCAACAAAGCGCGGCTCGGCCAGGTGCCCGGTCTGGAACAGGCGCAGCATGCGACCGTCGAAGCTCCCGGTGCCGGCCCAGCGGAAGGAGTACCACAGCGCCCGCTTGCATTCCTTGCCGATGACGGAGGCGCCCAGGTAGGTGCGGGCCTTCTCGGTTTCGCCGCGCTTCTCGTACTGTTCGTAGATGGACGCGACAACCGGATCGGTGAAGTCGGCGATGTCAGGCATTGGGCGCTCCCGGTGTGTAAACGTGCTTGAGATAGTCGGCCTGCGAGCATCCGTTGTGGCGCGAGATGTACAGGTCTTTGGCTTCGCTCCTGATTGCGGCGAACAGGTTGTTCAGCAATTCATCCTGCGCGTCCATGCTATTGACCATGGAGCTTGCAGCGGCGATGCCCAGCGACAGGCTGCGCACCAGCATTGTCATGTTCTCTGGCGTCTTGTTGGCCTCGACATGCTTGAGCATGTCAATGACCGTGATTCCGTAATCCATCGTTCAGTCCTTCATTCGTGGGTGCGATGGGCGGGTGGCGGTTGTCTGGCCAGCCCGCCCATGCGAGGGGGTTACAGGCCGGCGTTGCCGTACAGAAGCATGAAGCCGGTGGCTTCGTGGATGCGCTCGATGTCGTCGGTGACAGCCTGCTTGAACACGCGATCAGGCCGGATCAACTCGAACCAGAACACCAGCTTGTCGGACTGCTGGCGGTATTTCAGACGGGCCTCGATGGGGTAAGCCGCCGTGCTGCCCTGGAATACCGGGATGCCGATGGTGAATCGCTCGAAGAAGCGCATCTTGGCGCTGGTGCTCTCGTCCTGTTGGTCGACGTACTCCAGCGCGGCACCGCCCGATTGCAGGTCAATGCGCTTCTTGAACCGCTTGTCGCTGTTCGCCTCGAAGGCCAGCGCCATTTGCAGCATGTCGGTAGCCGTGGGCATGCCTTCGATGCTGGCGATGTCGGCCATGTTGTCCTCGATGAAGGCGGCGAACTTGGCCTGATCCTGCGCTTGGCCGTTGAACTGCGACCAGCGGCGCCACTCGTGCGACAGCTTGGGCTGGAAGGTTGCCGTATGGTCGCGCCAGCGGGGTTGATCCACGTCGGAACCGTGGTCATCGACGACCGCCACGATGCTGCACTTGCTGCTGTCGTAATCCACGTCAGCGTACAGGGTGCAATTGTCCAGGCTGCCATGCTTCTTGGCGTAGGCGATGAAGCTGGGCGAGTCCAGCATCACCACCTTGGCCCGCTTGCGTGCCGGTTGCGGCAGCAGGTTTTCCAGATCATTGACCGAGTAGCCATCGGGCAGGGCGACATACGGGATGCCGCCATGCTCGCGCACGGGATCGACGAGGGATGCGCCAGCGTCCAGAATGACTTGAGCGTTGTTGGTGTCCATGTTGATTCCTTATGCGGCGCTGACTTGTTTGAGTTCCTTCGCCTCGACGGCGACGGGCTTCAAGTCCAGCTTGGTTTGACGGGGATCTTCGGTAAGCAGATTGCCCTCGGGCGTGGCGAACAGCAGCGACTCGATGGCAGGTTCGGCAGGCTTCTTGATGGCGACGTTGCCGGTGACGGCCAGGGCGCCAGCCGTTGCCTTGCGCAGTTTCAGGGTGAGCGTCAGGGTGCCGGTCTTTCCGGTGGCATCCACAGCCTTGACCAGTTCGGCCAGCTTCTCGCTGGCGTCGTCGATCAGGCAGCCGGCATCAAGGTGACGCAGGGTGTCAGTGATAGAGCGAACCATGATGATTCCTTTCATTCAATGATTTGCCAGTCCTCGGCGAGCATGTCCGTCTGGGAGGCAAGCCATCCCGGCAACATGGCGCGTCGGCCTTCGGCATTGGTTGTCCACATGTCGATGTGGGGCAGGATTTCGCACGACTCTTGGCCAAGTGCTTCGCGGTACGGGGTGCCCTCTCGTAAGGCTGCGTTAGGCGTGCCGGCCACGAGAATCAGCCACATGCCTTTGCCGTTCCATCCAGCGCGGGCGACTTTCAGGCCCATCTTTAGGGCGGCCAGTGCGTTGCCGAAGTCCATGCCTTTGTACGGGCGGTAGGAACGCTCGAACACATCAGCCGGCGACCACGAGATGTAGCCTTCGTAGTCCGGGTGATTGGCCTTGCCGCCGTCGATGTACTCGACCAGATACCCGGCGTCGTCGCCGTTCTCGTCGGCTGGAAGCTCCCAGCCACGCAGCGCGTTGTACGCAGCGCGGTTCATCGGGTGAGCGTGGATCAGCTTGGTGCCAATGTGCAGGGTCATTGCTGGGCCTCCTGCGGTTCATCGGCGCCAGCTTCTTCCACCGGGCAGCCCGTGGCCACGAGTGAAACCAGATCATCCTGCCCAGCCACTTCGCACGAGAACTTGTTGCGCGAAGCGTGGCGCACGGCTTGAGGTTGGTTGCTGGCGCGGATCAGGCGTTTCTTGCCGGATTCGGTATCCGTCACGAGGTAGATGCGGGTCTGGGTGCTCATGCCGGCACCTCCAACGCTTCCGGGGGAAGGGCGCGGATACGCTCGGCCTCGGCCTCACGCTCGGCGGCGTCGTTGTGAGCCTGCTCGGCATCCTGCAAGGTTTGCAGGGCAGCACCACGCATGGCGCTGTAAAGCTGCTCCACACGCTCATACGGCAGCTTGCCCAGCCCTTCCAGCAGCAGATTGACCTGCTGGAAATTCAGGGTGTAGTTGATCGGCACGGTGGCCGGGTTGAATGGTTGTTGCACGTTGATCTCCTATGGAAATGGCGGCCTACTCGCTGCACCGGACGGCCAGTGCCGGGAACCCCCAGCACGCCGGCATCTGCTTTCGGCCTTGTCGGGTTACTTTGCCCAGGGCGGCGTGCCGGGTGCGGCAGCCGGGGCAGCGGCAGCGGGCGCGGCCTGTTGGCCTCCCCACGGAGCACCACCGGAGGCGGTAGGCGCAGCGACGGAAGCACCGGGGCCAACGGCTTCGTACTTCTTGATGATGTTGCTCTCGCGCTTGCGGTCGTCGATCTCGACGGCGACGGTGATGAGCATCGGCTTGTTGTGCAGTTCAGCCGAATCGCTGGGCTTGATGACGCCAACAGCGCGGCAGATCGCCCCCAGTTCGCGCTGTGCAATATCCACGGCGGTCTGGTTCGGATTGACAAGGTTCAGGCGTGCCCAGAGCTTGCGCCCCTTCTGCTGGCCGTCCAGAACCTCGAAGGTGAATTGCAGGAACTGGCCGTTGCCTGACTTGGTGGGCTTCATTTCGGAAGCGGTGGCAATCACCACGTATTGCCCTTCGGGCAGCGCGGAGAACTCTTGTTGCTCGGGTACTTGGGAGGCGTCAAAGCCTGCGAGATTGGCCATCGTTCGATCCTTTCGTTATGGCAGTTTGGGAAAAGTTGAGAAAATCTCAATCAATTAGGCAGCAGAAGCCGCCAGTGCGTTGGCAAAAGCGTTCCAGTCCAACGGCAGTGACGCCGGCAGGTTGTAACGGTTCTTCGCCAGATAGGCTGGCGTCTCCTGCGTGTACAGAAGGCGCTCGCCCGTGGTGATGCCGCGATTCACTTGCTTGTTGAACCCGACTTCATCTTTCTTGATCAGCGTGCGGTAGTTGGCGAACAGCACGGCGTCGGCCCACTCTTGCAGCAAAGCAGAGGCACGGCTTTGCAGCTTGGGCTGGTAGCGGTCATACGGCTCGACCTCGGGCGAATCGAAACGCTTGATTTCGCAATGCCCGATGATGATGACCACCATGTTCTTGTCGTTGCGCAGCGCATTGAATCCGTCCAGCACTTCACGCCAGCGATCAGCCAGCAGCAAAGCGCCCTTGCCGTAGGCCAGTTCCTTGGCGTCGTGCTTCGATTCAATCTCGACCTGGAGGATGGATTCCAGCCAGTCGGCAGAGTCCAGCACCACGGTTTTGTAATCGTGATTCTCGGAGTACAGCGTTTTGATTGCTGCCATCACGTCGCCGCTGCTCTTGGCAAGCGGGAAGCTGCTGGTGTCGATACTGCCCAATCCGTCCTCGGTGCAGATGAAGATTGGATCGGGCGCATTGGCAGCAAACGTGCTCTTGCCGATGCCGTGTGTGGAGTACATGAAGATGCGCGGGGCATGGATCGTCTTGCCCTTGCGAATGGAGTTAAGGTCGAATGCCATCGGTCAGTCCTTTCTTGGTTGGTTAAATCGCTCGTTACTCGCCATTGGCGATACGGTTCAGAATGTCATCTTGTTTGTCGCTCAAAAACATACCTGTTCCGAATTCTTCAAATTTGTCTTGCATATCAGAAACAAAAGTTTTTTCCCAGTTGCCGCTTGCGTTTTCCTGCGCTGCGTCAAGCAAGTCTTGAAACTCTATTTCATCGTATTTGTCTTTGACTTTCATGTGATGATCCTCGAAGGCTCGACGTTCAGTTCAGGTGCGGTGTCCTCGATTGCCTTGTAGCTTTTGGCATTGCCAAGGATCGACTCCACCAGGACGGATATCATCTGATGCGCTTGTGACTCAGGCTCAACACGCTCGCCGAAGTCTGCCGATACGGTGACTGATTCACCGTCGTCGGTGATGGTGATGGATGCAGATGCCATTACGCGGCCTCCTTTTGTTGCATGGAATAGAACAGGTCGCGCAGGCACCGCAGCTTTCCGTCGGACAGTCGCGTAATCAGGTCGATGTGACCTTCAATCTCGCACCAGCAATCAGCCACGAGTGCAGCGCCAAAGCGTGAGAATTTCCTTATTGGCTGACTCAAAAGCCATTCAAACTTCTGGCTGATTGAGAAAACCTCAACCTTGCGGGCGCAAGGAAGCGGGTTTGGGTAGATTGCGATGCTCTCCTGATACTTCTGCTCTGCCGCAAGACAACTGACGTAACCAAGCAGCTTGTCGTAAGCGTCGTCGTATGCCGTGGTTTTCATCAATTCGCAGTCGTTGCTGGTGCTGATGTCGCACGGCGACTGGCCGATGACGCGAAAGCCATTGACCATTTCAATGACGCAGAACATAAAGCCTGGAATGTGGTGATACGTCACCGTGTCGATGTACTTGTCGGACACATTCATGCTGCGACCTCCACGGGCTTGACCTCTACCGCCGTCTTGGCCGGCTTTACTTCGAGGGGCAGCAGCTTGTAGATGTCGGGCTGGTTGTCGGCCAGCCACTTGACGCCCTTTTCATCCAGTTCAGGCTTGAGTTTGACGGGGTGCATGTCTGCCGGGATTTGAGCCTTGATCGTCTCCCAGGCTTTCCAGTCCATCTTGCGACTGATCTTGCCGGTGACGGTGATCTTGAAGCCGGTGGCATCTACGGTCTTGGCGCCTTCATCACGCTTGCCCGTGAGTTCGACGATCTGATCTTCGATGGCCACACGCTCGGCGTTGGCCTTTTGCTCGGCCTTCTTGGCGGCCAGCCAGTCGGTGCAGAGTTGCTCGATGGTCTGGCTCATAGCGTCATCCCCGCGTTGCGCCACGCTGTCCGAACGCGATTCTTCACTGGCATGTGCCGGAAGATGCGCAGGTAGTAAATGAAGTCGGTCAGAAACTTTCTCACTTTCGCTCCTTCGTTGGTTGATGGTTTCGGTAGCCGCTCATCAATTTCTTGTTGAGCGAAACTCAATCATAAAGCAAATTGAGAAAAACTCAACCATCAAGGCGAAAAAAATTTTTACCGCGTTGAGTCTTGTTGTTCAGGAAAGCATCTTGCGGATGGTGATTTCCGTCACCATGCCAATGATGCGCACGCCTTCATCCATGCGGTACGTGGGAAATCGGGTGTCGTCCGCAACCAACAGATCGTCGCCGCCTTCGCGCACGTACTTGCGCAACACGGGTTCGCTGGCCTTGTTGATGACGGCCAGGACAATCTGGCCCGGTTCGGCAACATGGCCCTTGCTGATGACGGCATAGCACCCGGTCGGGCAGGTGCTGGTTAAGGCATCGCTGGCCACAAGCATGGCGGCTGCCGTTTGTGGTGGGTACGCAACAGCGGTTTGCAGCAGTTCCGCGACCGCTTCCCAGTGCCAGCGGGCCATTGCAGAGGGCGGCACGACGGGCACGGCATGGAATGGCGCCTCTGCCTTGCTGCCAATGGCAGCCTGTTTTCCGCTTTCCACGCCCAGCAGCCAGTCGCAACTGACGTGGTACCAGCGTGACAGTTCAGCCAGGGTCGAGGCGTTGGGTTCAGTCTTTCCGGCCTCCCACAGATTGACGGTGGAGGGCGATAGGTTCAGGTGTTTGGCCACGTCGCGCTGGGTGATTTCCGGTGTGATGGCCTGACGTGCGGCACGCAGGCGCTGGGCAAGCAGTGGTTTCATGGTGCGCTCCTTCGGTCGGTCGTTCAGTAAATTTAATGCGTGAGTCAAGTATAGAGAAATACTCAGCCCTTGGCGATACGGTGATTTGTGTATAACATTGAGTTTTTCTCAATCTCAAAACACGGCGATGACCAAGAAAATGAGTAATTCTGATGAGCCGGTGGGCTTCACCGTCGAGGGTGTGCTGGCGCTGGCGGGTGGGCGTGGCGCGGTTGCCAAGGAGCTTGGCGTGTCGGTGCAGTCCGTTGTGAAGTGGGGCCGCCGCATCCCGGCGCCCCATGCCCGCAAGGTGGCTGTCATGGCAGGCCTGCCGCTGGAGATCGTGCGCCCGGACATGGTGAAGCGTGGCCACGACGAGGCAAGCGAGTACGTGAGGGCTTCTCGAACATGAGGAAGCGCAGCAAGTACCGGCCAAAAGTGGTAAGGCTTGACGTGATGACGTGGGTCATCAACGGCATGCGGCCAGTGACCGATGCAGCAGACGAGATTCTGACGCTGCGCATCAAGAACCACATGGCGATTGAGATGTTGCGCAAGGGGGAGGGCACAAAATCCGACATGGATGTCGTGATCGCTGCCTTCAACATGACGGAGGCGCTGGCGCGGCTTCGCATTGGCAGCGAACTGGCAGACAAGATACGGGCAGGGCAAGACGCGCTCTATGCCTTGGCGAAGCGTGGCGCCAACCTCGGGCGCTTCATCTTCACCGGCCCGGAGTTGCAGGCCGTCAATCTGGTCATGGAGATCCACGATGCCCAGCTTGACGTATGCACCATCGCCGAACTGGAAAAGGCTGTCGAGATCGTCAAGCAGGAGCTTCGCCACAAGCGCATGCGTGTGGTGGAAGTGAAGGAGGCTTGACCCATGGCCCCACCACTGAACAAAGGGCGGCGCATCGTCAAGATCAACGCCATGTCGCAGGCCAAGCTGATCGCGCTCATGCTCGATGGCGTCTATACCTGCGAGCAACTGGCCGAAGAAACCGGCCTGCACTACGTCACCGTTCTCCAATACACCCGCGAACTGCACCGGGCCAAGGCTGCGCACATTTCGAGCTGGGAGAAGGATAGCCGGGGGCGCGATGCCATCAAGGTCTATCAGATCGGCAGAGGGCGGGACGCCAAGCGCGAGAAGCTGACCGCTGCCCAACGGCAGGCGCGGTATCGGTCCAAAAAGAAAGCACACGCCTTGTGCCAACTGTTCGCCGGAAAGCAGACAGCATGAACGAAGAAAAACAAGATCAATCCATCTTTGCCGCATTTGCGTGGAAGTTTCTGGAGCGAGACATCAGCGTGGTGCCCATTGCACCAGGCACCAAAAAACCCGGCCAGTATTCGCAGGAGCAGGGATGGCGCGGCATGGGCGACTGGACGCGCTTCGCGCAGCGTATGCCCACCGACATCGAGATCGAGCACTGGGAGAAGTGGCCGGATGCCGGTATCGGCGTGGTGCTCGGCAAGCTGTCCGGGCTGGTGGCGCTGGACAAGGACTACGATTTGCCGGGTGGCGGCAATGACGCGCTACAAGCCCTGATCCCGTACAGCCCGGTGGCCAAGAAGGGCGAGAAGGGCTGGACACGGTTCTACCGCTGGAACGGCGAGAAGTCATGCAGCTTCGACGTGGGCGGCATGCGCGTGCTCGATGTGCTGTCGGACGGTCGGCAAACCGTAGTGCCGCCGACGATCCACCCTACCGGCCTGCACTACACCTGGATCACGGAGGACACGCTTGATTCGCTGCTGTCGGTGTCGGAACTGCCGATACTGCCCGACGACTTCCTCCAGCAAATCGAAAAGGTGCTGGCGCCGTACCAGTCTGACAACGACAAGAAGCACCAGAAGCGGCACGTCGCACCCAAGGAGGACGACGGCCACATCAACACCGATCTGTCGATTCAGGCCGAATACTTCCGTGACCTGAATGCCGCCGCGCTGTCGCGCCTGGATGACTGGGTGCCCAAGATCATCCCAACGGCCAAGGCTGACCACGACGGCTACCGCTGCATCGCTACTTGGCGCAACTGCAAGAACCCGAACGTCGGCATCCACCCGCACGGCATCCGTGACTGGGGCGGGGGCTACGGCATGACCGCCGTCGATTTGGTGATGTACGCGAACGGGATGCCGTTTCAGCGGGCCGCTGAATCACTGCGCAACTGCTTGGCCCTGTCGGAGCCTGAACCTATCCAGATGACCGTGGGCGGCCAGCCCCAGCACCAGGCACACCCGCCAGCCCACACACCGGCCAAGTTGCCGCCGCTGCCATGGCAGAAGATGGTGGAACAGCCCGCGCCCGTGATGCTGCCGCCAACGACCAGCGACGAACCGGCGATGGCCATACCGCGCTTCATCACCAACCCGCCAGGAATCCTGAACGACATCGCCGCCTGGATCACGGCCACGGCACCGAAGTCCCAGCCAGAACTGTCGCTGGCCGCCGCCATCTCCCTGGGCGCAACCTGCACCCAGCGCATCTACCGCAGCAATCTGGCCAACTTCACCAGCCTGTACATGGTCATGGTGGCCAAGTCGACCGAAGGCAAGGAACACCCGCAGTCGTGCGTGGAGCGTGTGCTGACGGCTGCCGGACTGCAAGACTTGATTGCCGGGTCGGGCTACACCTCGGCGGGCGCCGTGTTCTCGGCACTGCTGCGACAGCCCAGCCACATCGCCATCATCGACGAGATGGGCAAGCTGCTGAAACTCTCGCGCAGCAAGGGCAACGCCAACAGCGAGGCGGCCATCGACAAGCTGGTGGAGGCCTTCGGCAAGCTGAACGGCGTGATTCGCCCACCGGTCTATTCGACCATGACCATGACCAAGGCGCAGGCCGGGGCCATGCAGGGGGCGGTGCAGATGATCCACAACCCTGCCGTGTCGATTCTGGGGGCGACGACGCCCTCCACGTTCTACGGCAACCTGACCGACGATCTGGTGCAGGATGGTTTCCTCGGTCGCCTGATCGTGGTCGAGTCCAGCCAGCCGCGCCAACTTGCCCGCTTCGTCGATCAGACAGATCCACCGGCCCGCATTGTCGAGTGGTGCAAGAAAGTCAATGCACCAGCCCAGCGCACGGGCAACCTGTCGGAGATCGCCATGGCAGAGATGCCGGCCACGACGGTCGGCATGGAGATCAGGGACGAATGCCAGGAGTTGATGCGGGCATTCGAGACGGAACTGAACCAGTTGAAAGACCAGTTCGAGCCGGAGCATCTGGACGTGCTGCTGGGACGGACGTTCGAGAAGGCGCTACGCCTGTCGATGATCGCCGCCAAAGCATGCGATCCCAACACCGTGACCGTGCGCCGCGATCATCTGGAGTGGGCCATCAGCTACGTGCGCCACTACGACATGGCGATGATTCGCGCCGTTCGCAAGAACCGCATCGTGAATCAGATCGACACAGACATGAAGAAGGCCGTCGACTACATCAAGGGTGCCCGCAAGTACGCCAGCGATCCCAAGCTGGCGCATCTGGCCAGCGTGCTGGCGTCAGGCGCAATGCCGCGCCAGTTGCTCTTGAAGAAGATGCACATGAAGGCCAGCGAGTTCAATGCCATGATCGACACGGCCATCGAGGCGGGCATCATCACCCGGTCGCCCGGTGTGCATCTCAACTACGCGGGCGATGTGTATTACTGCGCCGATCAAGACTGACGACGGGTTGCGCGATCGTACTCGTCGGCCAGTCTTGAGGCGCCGGCTTCTGCCTGCATTCGCTCGTTCTCGGTGCGCTCTTGCCATCGACCTACCCGGTACGCAACGTACAGGGCCAGCAGCATCAGTATTCCATTCATGTCCATCGTTCGCTCCTTCGTTCCCGTCAGTCTGGCACAAAAAAAGGCCGATTGCTCGGCCTGGGTTTAGGGCTTCTTCTTCTTTGGGCGCTTGACGCCTTCCGGGTAGGGCTGCTTGTTGCGCGAACCGGGGGGCCTGCCACGGCCACGCCTGCCGACGATCTGCTCCACCTTCCCATTCGTGCGCAGCTTGTTGCCCACCACCGGCAACGAGGACATCATCAAGTCTGACCAGCGGATCACCCAGCGCCCATTGAGCAACTCGGCATCGCCGATCATGTAGCCAGCACGGCACCAGGCTGTCACGCATTGCGGCGTGACGCCAAGCAGTTCGGCAAGCTGTTTCGGGGTCATCAGCATGGCCTACGCCCCCACAATCGGCTTGACGTGGCAGGCGTGGTGCAGCGCGGTTTCCCGGTTTCCGCCATCCATCAGGACAGTGATTCGTGTCCATTGGCCAGGTTCGCGCCGCACCTTCTGGTATTTCTGCCCGGTGCGGCACAGCACAAACCGCACGCCATCGCCAAGCTGACGCAGGTAGATGGTCATGGCTGCACCCGCTTGAATTCGACCACCCACACCCACGGGTTTGAATTCCAGCTTTCATCGCCGTTGATGAACTTCCACAACGACCGGAAGCTACGGCGGGCATCGCCGCACGGCGGCACGCCAACTTCCTCGCTGTCAGGATCGCAGTACCGGCGCCAGCCCACGCCCGCGACAACGCGCTCCACGCCTTCGGCCTGGGCGTCTGCCTCGCTGATCTCGTGCAGGCGCTCCACGCGCACGCCGGTTATCTCCAGCAGGATGCGCGAGGCAAGGCGCGGCATGTGGATGCTGGGCTTCCACTTCTTCTTTTCGCCGATCAGGTCGCCAAGCCGGTAGCCGTGCTGGTAGGTGGCTTGGTAGTCGTACTCGATGGGCCTGCCGCCGTTGTAGTGCGGGTCTTGCGGATAGATGGGGCAGAAGTTCTCGCGCACCCACAGCCGGTCGCCGACTTGCCCGTAGGGGCAATCGACATAGCCAGCGTAATCGACACGGGCAGGCTTCCACACTTGGCCATTGGTCACGACGACATCAGCACCGTAGCGCAGCTTGACGACGCGCCGCGTCATGGTCTTTCGGCCTTCGAGAATGGCCCGCACCATGGGGCCGCTGAACAGGATAGGGCGCTCTTTCATGTCTGGCTCCATCCGCAGGCTTCGCACTTCATGCAGTCGATCACACGGCCAGGGCCGCCCGGTGACATGGTGATGCAGGTATCTTGCC